GAATATAAATTTACAATGACTCATCATGCCGCTACAGCTTTTTGGTATAATAATGACTTACATAAAAACAATGATGCAGATAATAATACTGCTAAAGATTTCTTAAATCATTTATTTGATAGAATGATTCCTTTAATTGATGAAGGTAAAATTTTATATAAAGAAAAACAAGAAGAAAGAAAAGCTCAAAGCAATGTAATTATGCTATCACCGCAAGAAAAATTAACACGTAAAATTAATAATACTATTATGCAAGAATTACTTGAACTAGAAGACAAGTGGATCGATGGTGAAGATGCCACAATTAACATATACGATAGGTTCAAGTTCCACGGCTTAACAAACACTGCCATAAGTCATGTTAAGCCAATGATTGAGGGCTGGCTTCTTGATTATGAAGACGCATATTATAAGAGATGCGATCAAGCTGTCGAAGGTTACTCCCACCTTAAACGGTCAGTCCTCAATCAAAGAATTAAAATATGTACTGCAATGCTGGAAGATCTTGAAAGAATCAGATCTGCTACTAAAGCTTCAAGAAATGTTAAAATCAAAAGACCAACATCTATTGATAAGCAGGTTGCTAAAGTGCAGTACAAGAAAGAAGATAACGATTTTAAAATTGTATCAATCAATCCAATTCAAATACCATTAAAAACTCGGTTATATGCATTCAATACTAAAAGTAAAATGATTATTGAGTATGTTACTGAAAGTGTTAATGGATTTGAAATATCAGGTTCAACCATTAAGAATTTTTCAAAGGTTTCAAGTAGAACAGTGTGCTTACGTAAACCACTTGATTTCTTACCGATTGTTTTACAGAAAACACCAAAGCAAATTAATGATGCTTGGCAAACTCTTAAAACAAAAACAAAAGTACCTAATGGACGAATCAATAAAGATACAATATTATTAAGGGTTTTAGACAAATGAAAATAGAAGAACAATTTTTAACAAAGTCTAAATTCACTAAGCTTATCGAAAGTACCGTAGCAGATCTCAAGATTCCATATATGGATGCAATACTGAAGGTCTGTGAAACTAATGATATAGAAGTCGAAGACATTCGAAAGTTCATATCACCAGTTATAAAAGATAAGCTTGAAGCCGAAGCGATGGAACTCAATTTCTTACCAAAGAAAAATGCTATTGATTCATCGTTTTTTAACTAGTATATATAGTATTATACTTCAGTCAATATTTCAGTAATAAGGAGACAATACGATGTCATTTGAAACACTTAAACGCAATCGCGGTTCTAATATCAGTAAAATCATTAAAGCAGCAGAAGCCACTAATACTGGTGAAACTAAATCATACGTTGATGATAGAATATGGAAACCAACAGTTGATAAAGCAGGTAATGGTTATGCTGTGATCAGATTTCTTCCTGGTACAGAAGATAATCTTCCATTCGTAAGATATTGGGATCATGGTTTTAAAGGCCCTACTGGTCAATGGTATATTGAAAATTCACTTACTTCAATAGGTCAACCTGATCCAGTTGGTGAACTTAACTCTAGACTTTGGAACTCAGGTATTGAGTCCGATAAGGATAGAGCAAGAACTCAAAAGAGAAGATTGCATTACGTAACTAACATCTATGTAGTTAGCGATCCATCTGCACCTCAAAATGAAGGCAAGGTATTCTTATATAAGTTTGGTAAGAAAATCTTTGATAAGATTTATGATCTTATGAATCCTGCATTTGCCGATGAAACACCAATTGACCCATTTGATTTTTGGGAAGGTGCTGATTTTAAACTTAAGATCAGAAATGTTGAAGGTTATAGAAACTATGATAAATCAGAATTCTCTTCTGCAGCTCCGTTATTAAATGCGGATGAAGCTAAGCTGGAAGAAGTTTATAGCAAGTTGCATGATCTATCAGAATTTACTAATCCTAAAAACTATAAATCATATGATGAACTTAAGACAAAACTTATGAGAGTGTTAGGTGAACAAGCCGCTGCTGGTGCCTATACGGTACAAGAAGAAATTAAGTTAAATAATCCTGAGCCGGCCGTTGAGCCAGTTACTGCTGAAGATATGAGTAGTGATGATGAGGATACTTTATCTTATTTCTCTAAACTTGCAAAGCAAGATTAACCAACATTCCATCCAAGCATCTGGTCTTGCAGGTCTACTGCAGGACCAGACGATATTAGAGCATTTGTTGTATTACGGTTGTTTATTGTTTGATTAGAGTCATTTGATATTACCACATTACTTTTAGAAGAGCTACTATTATTAGTTGTATTAGAAGGTACTGTTGATTTTCCAGTTTCAGGTGGATTTATGTTAGATTTTTGAAGTTGACTGGAAGGTTCTATTGTATTAGTTTTGCCTAATATCATATTTACTTTGTTCATCTGCTTAACTAAATCATCTACCTTTAAGTCTGGAGATAAAAACCCTTTTCCAAAATCGACTTCTGGTATTCCATCAAAAAATCCGGTACCTATTTTTCCACCATTAGCCATTTTATCAATTAAATCAAGTTGGATGCCCATTCCAGCAATCATGTCTTTAACACTTTTTTCAAATCCTTCAAGACTTACTTTTCCTAAATCATTTAAGTTACCCATAAATTTCTTTAATGCGGCACTGAGCTTATCTAAATTATCAGCAACTGATACATCAATAGTTTTAAGAGGTTCCATAGCATCAACCATGCTTTGAATCATGTTTGCTCTTGTGGTTTTTTGATCTTTTAAATCTGTTCCAAATAAGAAGTTGACAATTTTTTTAGCGCCATCAATTAGACCATCAACTAATTGAACTCCGCCTGTGCCTACCATTGCTGATAATAAAGCAGGTCCAATTCCAGCGATTGCAGTTATTTTACTCAATAAACCTTCAGCATTTATTTTATTTAATTCTGATAATCCTCCAGCTATATTGGTAACTAAAGTTTTAAATGCACTACCGTCTACACCTAATACAGCACCTAGCTTAGAAAATCCAGCTAAAGATGTGATAAAGGCTCCAATTCCAACACCTATTGCTCCAATTCCTAGTGCTGCTGCTTGAGCTCCTCCAGGAAATAAAGCTAATAATGCACCTGACCCCATAGCGGCGCCTAGTGCTGCAAATTCTTTAGATCCAAATGCGCTAAGACCACCTGCAATATTTGTTAATAATTTCTTTAAGTTTTCCCCTTGGTCACCACCCATCATAGACATTAAAGCATCTGCTCCAGCCAATGCAGTAAAAAAACCGGCCATGCCTACACCTACGGCAACTAAACCTTTTGCAGTACCTTTTGGGAATATTATACCTGCTGCTAAAACCGTACCTAATGCTAAGAATTCTTTTTTACCAAACGCGCTTAAACCTTCAGCTAAATTGGTTAATAATTTTTTTATACCTTCACCAGCATCTTTTGATGCAAATTTTTGTATAATAGCTTCAGCGCCAGCTAATCCTAAAAAGAATGCACCTAATCCAACACCGGCAGGTCCTAATGATGCCAATATCTTTGCAACACCGCCTCCTACAGCTTTAGCTAATAACGCAAGACCACCTAAGAATCCTATTCCCTTTAAACCCTTTAAACTTCCAAGTAATCCACCATCTGCTTTTTTGACTTGTTCAGTAACACCGGATGTTGCCGCTTTTCCTTTGGCAGTAGATTTTTCTCTTGATGCTTCAAGATCCATTTTAGATTTTTTAACAAAGTAGCTTGATACAGTGTTATGTAAACTATCAACCGCTTGCGTTGTATCTATGGTAGAATCATTATTAGTTTTGAGTTGGTCAATAACATCACCTAATGTTGAATATCTTCTTGCCATGTCATCTTCTTTCTTGTTTGCTTTCTTCTTCCTTTATGTGGTCTATTAGCATTCCCACATAAACTTCTTTTTCCCATGGTATCAAATTGTCTATCTCACTTAAAGAATATTTGTGATGCTGCATTAAGTTAAAATTAGTCTCATAATAATTACTTAATGAGTTATGAGATAGACTTATTATAAAAAACTTTGCAGGCCCTCCACTTTAATTTCATTATGTGTATTACATTTGATGCAATCAAATTCGATATCATGAGATAACTTAGGTATATTCTCAATATATTCTCTTATCTTAGTAAATTGTTCTTGTGTCATTGATTCAATAAATTCTTGAAATTCTTCTTTTTCAATATCCTTAATATCAATTCTTTCATCATCCGTCATTACAGCATTGATTGATTCTTTTATTAATCCAAACACTTGAACTGTTGGAGATTCTTCGTTTAATGATTCACTAGCCGCCATTTGACTGAAAGTAGGATGCTTCATTTCAACCACTATCTTATCAGTTATATTAATTCTATTGTTGCTATTATCAACTTTTATGTTTATATCATCAACATTAATACTAACATCATTTTCAGTTGCACACTCTTTACATTTAAAAATCAACTTAGATGTTTCTCCAACTGACTTTGCTCTTATCTTTAAAAATAAATATTCAATGTCATATGAAGTTAAAGACTTCATGTTTAATTCTTCGTATACGCATGACTTAACTGTGTCCATTACGGCACCGGCTATTTGCATAGCATCTTGTGTTTCTAAACCTATTAATAAAATTTTTTCTTCTTTAACTAAAAAAGGCCTAAATGTAATTTCATCATTTGTTGAAGGTACCACTGCTTTGTATTTTGGTACGTCATTTAATTTAGGTAATCCCATACTATTTTACTCCTTATAATAAATCAATTCCACCGAGAGGTGTATCAATATCCATGTTAATAAATCCTTGAGTGCTACTTGAACGAGCCCAATTTGTATATGCAAAAGTTACAGTCAATTGAACTAATCCGTCTAGTTCGTTACTTAATTCTATTGCACTAGTTGATACAGGAAAAGCATCTAGTAACTCTACAGAATAAACAGTTCCACCACCAATGCCAGCATTAAATCTAACTGGTCCAACTTGTTTTGAAAATCCTTTTAATGGTTGACGTAGTTGGTGTATAGTTACAGACTTAGCATACTGGCTTTTATAGTTACTTGTAAATGCTCGAGCTCCATCTTCTGGAATTGCTGTATTTCTCCATGCATCAAAATATTCTTTTACGCCGTAATCATTCATTAAGTAAAAAGTCATTGAAACGTCGTCGATAGCATATCCGTACGCTACTTTTTGAAATTCCATTCCTATTCTTCTGTCATTAGTTAATGTAATCTTTCCAGGCATAGTCGCATTAGAGCAAAGAATATTTAATTCTCTGCCAGAAGCTCCGCCTCCACCGCCTGTCAACATTCCAATTATACCATTTAGTAATCCTCCACCACCGCCAAATGATGTTGGAAATGTAACTAAGAATCTGTTTGCTCGTGCAAATCCTAATTTTGTGTTAGCCAAAGCTTTTAATTCATCTACACTAGCCATTTGATATCTTCCTTGAATCTGAATATACTCTTCCAGCAGAAGCTTTCTTCCAACTCGCTGTCGGTAAGAATGTAGCTATCTCCCATTCAGGTGCTGGTACTTGAGCAAATCTAGATTTAACGTGATCTAAAAGATAATGTTTAAAACATGGTTGAAAATATCTAAACCTTGCTGCACCCTTAAGTAATCTATATGTTAAAGTAAATCGCGTTGACTCATCATATTTTTTATTATTAACTACATCAAGTAAACTATCCAAAAACTTTGCTCTTAAAACTGGAGGAATGTAATGCAAATTTAAACCTTTAAATCCACCTTCAGCTTTTTCGACTGGTATAACCAATGGAAAGGTGTCGTAGTATGGAAGCTTGTCTTTAAGCTTAGGATCATAAAAGAACATCATCATACTACCAAGTAAAGGACTACTTACTTTATTGATTTCATCTTCTCTCATTAATGCTTCACGATTCACTCTTGTGAGTCTTTGTACACGACGACGAAACCAGTCTCGAGATTCTTGTGTTCGAGGTGTAATACCTTTTCGAAAAGCTTCAAGTTCTAATCTTTGAAATAAGTTACTCATAATATCTATTTATATCTTTTCTTACGCTTTTTACGATATGATGGTAGTGGTTTATATTTCTTAAGTTTACCCGGAACTGGCTTAGTTAAAAGTTTCATTTCTTGTAAAGTTTTTTCTGTCCACACTTGAAACTCCCATCCTCTATCTTTTGCATAATTATCTGCAGCTTCCCATTTATTCATATTCTTAACATATGTTAAGCCTTCTGTAATATATCTTTTAGTTTTTTTAGGACCAGTTGGCGGTACTGTTTCTTTTTCGGGTTTAATTTCAACTAGCAACGTCTTATCTTCAAACACAATTTTCATATCAACATAATACCTATGATATTTTTTATCAACGTCATAGTAGTATGGAACTATTATTTCTTCTGAGCTCCAGCTCTTTACTTTATCATTCTTATCACACCATTGAAATACAGCCTTTTCCCATAAAGATCTGTATACTATATTGGTGTGGTCACCTTTATACTTAGCTGTGTTTTTCGCCTTGTAAAGACCAGAATAAACCATGATAACCGTTATAAATAAAGAAATAATACTTTAATATTATCTATAAGGATTACACATGGAAATATTCGATAAAGCTGGACCTTTAGGAGAAACGCTTAAAGGCGGAGGTGGATTGAAAAATCCAATAAAGAATTTTAGTAACATTGAAGGCGCATTTGAAGAATTTGCAGAAGCTGGTCAATCGTTACTAGGTGCCTTATTTCAAAACTTTGGTGTTGGCGGAAACACGTTAGAATATCCATTAGATGTATCTGGTAATCCTGCTTATGCTGCAACTGTATCATTTCAAACTTTAGAATATACAACACCTGAATCTGGTAAAAGTCAAAAGTCTCATATGAAACAGCAAGAAGATAATCTCAAACAAGCCAGATTAAGAGAAGCCGATGATGCTAGAAATCAAGCTGCAGGCTTAGGACTGGTTGACGATTTCGGAAGTAGAAATCCAGGGTTTCAACAATCAAATGATGCAAATGCATCATTCTTAGGTGCTACTAATCAACCAACAACATTCTCTGCAGATGTTGCGGATGGAAGCGGAGGATCGAATTCAGCAGCTTTTGCTGATGACGCATCTGCATTAAATTTTGCAGCTAAAAAAGATACTGAAGTTGAAGCTGCTACTGCTAAAAAATCTTCTTCGAGCGTAAGAGCTGGCACAAGCTTTTTTCCTAAGAAAGGTGAACCAACTGTTACAATGTACTTTCCTCCAAGCATGTCTTTTGTTGACAACGTTGCATACGATACTAATGCCGAGTTAGGAACTCTAGGTGCATCAACTTTAGCAGGAATGGAAGGCGGCGCCAGTGGTTTTGCTGCGGCCGGGCAAGCACTTATGGGTGAAGGAAAAGCTTTGCTAGATGTAATAAAAGGTGGCGAAGGTAGCGTTAATAACTTATCTGAAGGTGCTACTGATGCTCTCAAATTGGCAGTGGCTAAAGTCAACAATAGATTTAATCCTTCATCTGCATTTCGAAACGCTGCAACTTTAGCAAATCGATTTATTGTTAATCCTAATGTAAGAGCTATATTTAGAGGAGTCAATATACGTGAGTTTCAGTTTCAGTTTAAACTTATAGCAACTTCTCCGGCAGAAGCAAGAGCTGTGCAAAAAATAATTAAGCATTTTCGAAAAGAGCTATATCCAAAAGGATTTCCAGTTAACTTTGGTTCTTCTTCTGCAGATATAGGTTATCATTTTCCAAATGCATTTAAAATAATGTTTAAGTTTAAAGGAAGAAGAAATAGAAACTTACCTAAAATAAAACCTTGTTACTTAAGAAGTTTTAACGCAACAATTAATCCTACAGGCGGTGGATTTAGAAATGATGGTCAACCAAACGAAATAGATATTTCAATGGCGTTTGTTGAGCATGAAACTCTTAAATCACTCGATATTCAGAAAGGATTCTAATGTTATATTTTAATAACTTTTCAAATATCAGTTACAACTTTGGTGATGAACCTGATCCTGTTGTATTTCAAAATATATCATCATACGCAGATATAATAGATCAAATTAAAAATGATATTACTTTTGCAAATGTACATACAATACAAGAAGGATTTAGACCTGATCAAGTATCAATACAATTATATGATACGCCATTACATTACTGGACTTTTTATCTCTTAAATGATAATTTAAGAGAACAAGGTTGGCCTTTACCGAATCAAGAACTAATCACTTATATACAAAAATCTTTTCCTAACACTGCTATAACTACAAGAGATGGTAGTTTAGCTAGTAAGTTTAAAATAGGTCAAACAATAACAGGTAATACTTCAGGTTTAAGTGGTAAAATAATAAGAAGAAATATAGACCTAGGTCAAATCATTGTAGAAGGAAACATATCTTTTACAAGTGGAGGAGAAACTTTTACTTCTACTAATTCATCTGGCGTAGAGGAAACTCTTGTTGCTGTATCAGCAGAAAGAGAATATTTATCAGAAAGTCATTATGTAGATGGCACTGGAACTATAGTTGATATTGATCCTGAAGTAGGTCCTGGTGCATTACTTACAGGTAAAACGCATCAAGATGTATATCACAGTGTAAACGAAAGTTTAAGACAAATCAAAGTTATTAAACCAGACTTAATTAATGGAATAGTGACAAGCTTTAAAAGGTCACTAAGAGGTTAAATGGAATTATCTGCGCAATCAAGTACTGATTATTTAATTGTTGAAGCTATTATATCATCAACTCGAAATGATACACAAGTTGATATAAGAACTCTAGTTTCAGAATTTATAATATATGAACATATTGAAAAGCCATATCTAACTGGTAAGTTATCTTTTAAAGAAGAAGAAAACATTTTACAAGATATTGATTTTCAAGGTGGTGAAAAATTAACTCTTACTATTCAACATTTAGAAGAAACAGTATCTGCTAATACTATTACTAAAGAATTCTTAATTGATAAGATTGAAAACATAATAAGAGTTGATGAAAGAACAGAATTTGTTATGTTACATTTGATAGAATATCATGTGTTTGATTCGTCAGGACAAAATATTAGTAAGTCTTATGCCGGTTCTCCTACATCAATTATAAAAACAATCGTAGAAAACTTCTTAGATAAAGAAGTATTGATTGAAGGAACTGATGATGTAAAAGGCATGAAAGTTATAATTCCAAATTTAAATCCTTTAGAAGCTGGTGCGTGGTTAAATAGAAGAGCTACTACAAGTGATGGTCTTCCTTTCTTTTTCTTTTCAGCTCTTGGCGTAGATAATTTAGTATTAAAAGATTTGGAAAAAATGTTGACTCAGGTACCTATGAACATAGAGCAGCCTTACATATATGCACCTAGTGCTGGTGATGGTAATGAGATTGTAAAAAGATATTTGATACAAAGATACAGGTATGAATCTCAAGAAAATTTATTAAAGATTATGAGAAATGGGCACGTAGGTGCAAAGTATGTTTTTCATGATACGTTTAAAGGTATACCTACAAACGTTGATTTTGATGTAGACAACGTCTTTAAGAAACTGATCCTTAAGAATGCTCTTGGTGGCGAAAATTCTAGATACAATCATTCACCAGAATTTAAAATAAAAGATAAAAAGATTGGTCAATATAATTCGAAAGTTATATCTCAAATTGCTTCATCTGGCGCTTATGATACAGTAGGAACAACATTTAAGAGTTATCAAGATGAAAAAACTGTAGGTGGTCAAACTAAAAAGATTAATAGAGATTCATTAAAAGAATTTTTAATTAAATCACCATTAGTTATAACAGTAAGAGGAAGAGAATTTATTACTGGAGATGCAAACTATACTGTTGGCAAAACTATAAGACTTAGATTCTTAGACACAAATCCCTATTTAGATGATCAAAGTGCAAAGTTTGATTTAAAAAAATCTGGAGATTATCTTATAATGACAGCAAAACATGTTTTTTCGGATGAAGGTGTGTCCACGGAGTTGACATGTGGAAGAGTTGCGTCATTGGGTGTGGAGGCTGAATTATAATGGTAAACTATTACGGAGATGAGACTAGATGGTTTATAGGATATGTCGTTAATAACTCAGATCCTTTAAAACTCGATAGAGTAAAAGTAAGAATCATTGGAATTCATACAGACGATGTTAATGACATTCCTGACGATGATTTGCCATGGGCACAGGTTGGTATACCAGTGACCGAAGACGGAAGTTCAGGTCAAGGTGCAAATTCACAATTAAAAATAAGAGCGCAAGTTTTTGGTATATTTTTAGATGGAAAAAATTCACAACTTCCCTTAGTGTTAGGTTCTATTCCAAAGATTGAAACAAACACTAATTCAATTGATGAATCATTGCCTTCGGTATCAATTCCTATAGATGGAAACACTAATATTGAAAAAGCTTTTAATTTTTTTATATCACCTGAAGGCGGAGAATTTACGCCACAACAAGCTTGTGGTATGATTGGAAACTTTTGTGTAGAATCTGGAGCGACATCAAATAGAGGAGATATTAATCCTGCAGCAGTGTCTGGATTCAAAGATGAAGGATCATTTGGAATAGCTCAGTGGAATCCTGCAAAGAAAGCCGGTAATAGATTTGGTGAACTTCAAAAGTTTGCTGGTAGAATAAATAAAGATTACAGAGATATGGAAACGCAATTGAGATTTGTTAAACATGAATTAGAGACTCTTCCATATTTAGGATTAGGTCAATTAAGAAGTACAACTACTCTTAAAGACGCCACTATAATTTTTCAAAATAAATACGAAAGACCGAGAAAAGATCTTGCGCATACTGATCAGCGAATAGCATTCGCACAAGAAACAATGAAAAAACTTGGCATCGGTGCCAGTGATGATGCAATTGATCCTGAGGAGTAAAATATATGGCTAGTGAATCTTTTAGTCTCAACGGAAAGGCTTTTCAAAAAGGCATAGGTCCTATAGGAAAGAATCGTTCGTTTAATGGAACTACATTTTTCTTCGCGCCTGAAGACAAAGGTAGAATAGTAAAAATTACTGAAGTTAGAGCAGGTGCAGATAGTTTAAAACAATCTAAACTTGAACAAGGGATAGGTTATATTTTTAATGGAACCACTGTAACGCTAGTCAATGGTGGCGTAAATTATTTTAGAATTGAATTTGAAAGAGAAGTTACTCAAGAAGAATTTAATAAGGCAACAGAAAATGCGCCAATATTGAGAGACATACAAGCTAAGCTAATTCTCAGCGTAGCTGGAGGTGAAGTCGCAACTGTTAAAAATGAACAGTTAAAAAATTCTGTAACTAAAAATTCTTTCTTTCAAAATCCAGGACAAATTATTTCAGGATTTAAATCTTTTGGTGTAACTTCAAAACCTTCAAAAGATTTTGTTAAGAGCCCTATGCCTGTTATATTACAAGAAGATGCAGGTGACGGTTCGGCTGCTTCTTCTTCTCCTAATGCTTCTAATCTGGTTAAATTATTAAAAAAGAAAATGAATTCTATTAATCTGCCTAAAATTGAAATATGTAACGGCACTTTGGATGATATACAAAAAAGTTTAAAAAGAAATACTCCGGGATTGAAACCAACAGCTCGACAAGATTTACTAGCAAAGAGATTTATGCCGGCAACAGTAAGTACAAAAGTTCTGGCTAAAGTTGAAGAAGCTGTAGCTGATAAAGAAAAAGGTAAATCTCCTGAAGATATTATTGGTGCAAAACAAAAAGAAGTGGTAAAAGCGAGATCATCGTTATTCAATAATGCAGGATTCGATTTAGGTAAAATTGGTGATATGCTTCCTCAAGGTGGAAGATCTTTTGCAAATATACAACCAAACTTACTTGCCAAAGCTAAAGGAATCTCAGGTTCAACCGATATAACTGCAGCGATATCAAATGTTCCTGATGGTGTTACGATACCAACTGAGCAAAAAGGTCAAGTGGTTCAAAAATTAATGAAAGGTAAAGATTCAACTACTGGAAAGATTGACTTTAGTACTAATATGAGTCAGGCTGTTGGTAAAGGAACTTTGACATCTAATATGACGCCAGCTGTTGGAAAAGAAGAACAAGCAGCTGCAACTTCGAAATCTAGATTTAATGGATACCTTACACCAGAAGATTATGTGTTTGAGACTATCGGATCATATGATAAATTATTGGATTATCTAGAAGGAAGTGTTAGATGTAATACTAAAGGCGCTCAAGCAATAACTCAATTGCTTGTTGATTACACAACTGATGATTATGTTTATGCTAAAGATGCAAAGGGTTTACAGAAGTTAAATAAAGAACTAGATTTAGAATTTACGTTAGAAGAAGAAAAAAGTAAAAAAAGTCCAACAGAAGCAAGTGCTTCAGCTCGTAGAATTTTAGAAGGTCCTGATGCAAAAAAATTTGGAATACAAGCACACTTTGTTATAAAGAGAGACGGTACTGTACAAAAAGGTCGACCAATAGACGAGATTAATGATGAAGGAGTTTTCCCAGCAAGATTTGATAAAATGATATACGTTGTTTTGATAGCTGGTGAGACAAATCCTGTAACACCTCAACAAGCTGCAGCTGTTGATCATGTTATATCTGCAGCGTTTGTAGTTATGCCACAAATTTATGCACTCGGTATTAATGAGACTGATCCAGAGGTTGTTGGACCTGGAATAGACATATCTGCTATTAGAGCAAAATATAATAAGATAATAGCAGGAACATCAATAACAGAGTCAATAGATCCGGGCGATAAAACGAGAGAAGAGCTTGCAGTTGTTAAATCGCCAGAATTTGTTAAAACTGTTCCTACGAAACTTAGCGATGTAGAAAAAATTAACCCTAGCAAAATTACAAAAGAATTTGAAAGCATTGATGAAACAACTGGTTTCAAAAAACCAGTAAGCATTGATGAAGCTACCGCTGAAATGAAAACTACATTAGAAGATATAAAATCAGGAAAGATAGATATTCAAAGTAATTTAGATGCAGATAAGATAAAAGCTAGAGGTGAAGCAACTAAAATTTTAGGTGATAAAAATACCAGCGCTCTCTTTGATAAACTAGATGGAAGTATGGGTAATGTTGATGGCCTCATTAAAGATTTAAATATTAATAAAATTGATGATTTAACAAGTAATATAAAAAATGCTTTCGGAGTGAAATAAATGGCTTTTGAAAATAGAAATAGTAATAAGCTTGTACCAGGCGGTATTAGAAAAGAAAATGGATTTGATGATCCTAATGAAGCATATCCTAAAAAATCTTTCTTAAATACTTCTTCCGTAAATGAAAAAGCAAGAGGTACAAAGAGAGTTAATGTAGAGCTTGGAGGTGGTAATGCTGATCTAGATCTCGAATTAAAAGATGAAGCAGCTTCTATATATCCAAACAGCCAAGTTAAAGAAACAGCATCAGGGCACATTGTAGAGTATGATGATACTCCCGGAGCTGAACGTATAATGATACGTCATAGAACAGGATCAGGCGTAGAGATGCGCGCAAATGGAACTATGATATATGGATCAGTAGCTAATACAATAAGAGTCACAGCTCATGATGAAAAGGTTATTGTTGATGGCGACGGAGAATTGCATTACAATGGAAACTTAAAACTAAAAGTTGCAGGTGACTTTGATTTAGAAGTTGGCGGTGATTTTAATTTAAGAGTTGACGGTGATGTTGATCAAACGATTAAACGAAGCTATAAGCAAGATATAGGAAAGAATAAAGAAGTAAAGATTATAGAAAGCAGATCAGAAACAATAGGTATAGATGGCACTACATTCATACATGGTAATAGTACAAACACAATAAAGAAATCGAATAATATATTTGTAGGAGAAGATGAAACTCATAGCGTCGGTGGTACGTTGTTTATGACTGCAGAAAATGAAGTTTCATTATCAACAAAAAGCATAAATGCTACTGCATCTTCACTTGCAGTTTTAGGAGATAGTGGAACAATAGGTGGCGTAAATATGGTTTATTATGGCCATACAGCTCATATACCAAGAATTAATGCAACTTCTGTTCATGCTTCACAAGGCGTAATTGCTGATGTCGGGATGACTGCACCAACTTTTAACGGTAACCTATCAGGTAATGCTAGCACTGCAGGAAAATCTGCTGTAGCTACAGCTTTAGGTGCTGGTGCTGGTAGTGCACAATCTACAGTGACTATTACTCCTGCAGCTGATTCAGATACATTAGAGCCTACAACTTCTATCTTAAATGAATTATTAGAACAATCAACTGTTGCTATAAAAAGAGTTGCTATCGACACATTCGGTGGATTATTTGATAGACTTAATAGAAAAACTCATTACGGTGGATTATCAACTACAGATTTAACTACACGTCAAGTAAGATCTAAGTTAAGAGATCCTAATACACTTAACAATGAAAAGTTTACAAACGCATGTCAAGCAGAAGGTATATTGTCACCATTCTTTACAAGACAAGCTATACTTACAACCGACAGAATTGTTTCTGGAAAGAAGAGTTTAAAAATACCAAGTACTATTATAGGCAATCCAGATAAACCTATGGAAAGATTTAAAGGTGCACCAATAAGTGTAAAAACAACGGAAGCTTTACCTGAACCAAACTTCAATCCTGTGTTTCAAGATGAGATTACGAGCAGAACTAGATTAGCGCCAGGTATTACTATGGCCACTTTCTTAGGTGGATCTGGTGATCCTGTTACTTTAACTCATATACTTGATGATAATGTAAGATTGAAACTTGCAAAGCAATATACGTTACATGCTCGAGTCTTAAGAGCTGTTAACTCATATAATGCAGTTAAAGAATTTAAAGATTTTAGGTTACAAGTAGTTGAAGGATTATACAGAGCTGAAGAAGGTGAAGAACTTGATGTGAGTGATGGACTAAACTATTTAATGTCAAGAGGAAGAGCTGTTGTATACGAGTTAATCAATATGAGAGGTGAAATTGCTATAGAAAAAACATTTGATTTGGCAGTATACTTAAAAGATACTCTAAATTTTGAAAAGCTTATTTTAGATTATGATAACTATAATCCAGATGGATCTTTAAATGCTCAAATCATAATAATAATGCCTGAGATAACACCGCCATGGACAGTGACATATCAAAATGAAGTTGAAACTAGATATAATAACTTTTCACAAGTAACAAATGAGCTTATGGAAGCGTTACCTACTACATAACTATATAAATAGAAAAAAGGAAATAATATGCCGACAAGAGCTTTTTCAATAGAGGATGGAAACCTAGGAAGTAAGACTATACTTACTTCTCGTACAAAGTCATCTCAAGACATTGACTTATCATTCGCTAAAAAGCCATCTGGTGACATATTTAAAAAAACAGATGCAGCTGCTGTAAAACAAGCAGTTAAAAATTTATTACTTACAAATTTTAGTGAGAAGCCTTTTCTTCCAAGATTCGGTGGAAACTTAAACTCATTATTATTTGCACTTAACACAGACATAGATGATGAAGATTTAGAAGAACAAATAATTAACGCTATAGAAATATATGAGCCTCGTGCACGAGTTACTAATATAAGCAGTAACTTAAGTGATGATGATCATCAAATAAAAGTTACAGTGACTTTCAAAATAATTAACACAAATGAAACTGTAACTACAAATATAGATTTAACAAGGTTAAGATAATGGCAACAACAATTAAATCAACTCAACTCGACTTTGATACTATAAAAAGTAAGTTAAAAGATTATTTAAAGCAACAAACAGAATTTGCTGATTATGACTTTGAAGCATCAGGACTAAGTAATATATTAGATGTGTTAGCTTACAACACGCATTTTACAGGTTTAAATGCTAACTTTGCATTAAATGAATCTTTTATAAACACAGCACAATTAAGAAGTTCTGTTGCCGCACTTGCAGAAAATCTTGGTTACGTTCCAAGATCTTATGTATCACCTGAGGCTTCTTTAAATTTATCAATAAACATTACTACAACACCAAGACCTAATGCAATAGTGTTGCCGCGAAATACACAGTTCACAACTGATGTTGATGGAACATCATATACATTTCAAACTAGAGAAGCTTTCACTGCAAATGATAATGGATCTGGCGTTTACCAATTTTTAAATAGCACGAATGGAACTGGAATACCAGTTTTTGAAGGAACAGAAAAAACAAAAACATTTTTTGTAGGTGACACATCAGATACACAAATATATGTCATACCTGATATCACAATTGATACTACAACCATCAGAGTTCGTGTCTTTCCTACTGCATCATCTACTACATTTGATACTTACACCGATATTAAGAAAGCAGTAAGAATAGAAAGTGACTCAACGTATTATCAAATTAAAGAAGTTCCTAATGGGTATTATGAATTAATATTTGGTGATGGTACTACTACTGGAAAAGCACCAGTTGCTGGTAATAAAATAATAGTTGATTACTTATCAACTCAAGGTGCTGCAGCGAACACCTCTAGTACATTTACTCCATCTTCAACAATAACCGTTAATTCAGTAGCTTATAATATAACAACGGTGACAGAATCAAATGCTGCTGGTGGTGCATTTAAAGAAAGTATAGAATCTATAAGACAAAATGCTCCTATAGCCTTTACTTCGCAAAGAAGATTAGTTACAGCTGAAGACTATAAAGGACAAATATTATCAAATTTTAATGCATATTTAGATGATGTGACATCCTTTGGCGGCGCTGATAACGTTCCAGCAGTTTATGGCCGTGTTTATGTTGGCTTAAAATTTAAATCTGGAATAACTGACAGCACACAACAAAGCGTAAAAGATCAAATAAAAACTGATTTAACTGACAATATGTCAGTAATGTCAATTACAACAGAGTTTGTTGATCCTATAACAACAAACTTACAACTTACAACTACTTTTAATTTAGATCCGGATTTAACAAGTGCTACTGCGCAATCAATGGAAAATTTAGTACAAACAAGAATAAATACTTTCTTTTCAACCAATTTGGAAAGATTTAATGAAGTTTTTAGAAGATCAAATTTACTTACCATTATAGACGCATTGGATCCTGCAATTTTAAACTCTAAGATAGATGTTAAGATGGTTCAAACCTTTGTACCAACCAATAATATTTCTCTTAGTTACGATATAAATTATCCCGCGAAGCTTGCGCTTCCTGCTGCGGATTTACCGGTTTTAAGTTCATCAGGATTTACTTTTAATAGTCAACAATGTTTTTTACAAAATAAATTAAACAGCGCAAAAATACAAATTGTTTCAATAGATGGAACTGTTGAAAATGATAATGTAGGAACATACAATCAAGAAACAGGTGTTGTAAGTTTAGTCGGATTTAAACCAAGTTCAATAGATGGAAGTTTCATATCTATAACAGTTACACCAGCAAATCAAAATACTATAAGACCATTACGTAACTATGTTCTCGGTATTGACACATCGACTTCAACATCTAGAGCTTTACTTGATTTTCAAAATACACAGGTTAGCATTTAATGTCTATTAATCATCACAGTAAAAGAAGGCTCAAAAACTTTCAAGTACGAAAAGTGCGTGAAGCTTTACCTGAATATTATACAAGTGAGTATCCGACTCTCGTAACTTTTTTAGAAAAGTATTATGACTTTTTAGATTCAGACAATGGAACACACGCCTTTGGTGATGATATAAGACAACTTTTTTCTAAAAAAGATGCAAGAGAAATGCAAAGCGATTTGCTAAATAATATGGTAAGTGAAATTGCTGGTGGATTAGAAACAGGTGAAAATTTTACTGATACAAGATACGCAATAACAAGATTAGCTGAGTTAGCAAGAAACAAAGGTACTAAATTTGGATTTCAAGAATTTTTTAGATTATTCTTTCAGCAAGTGGCTGATGTTGAATATGGCAAAGAATCAATATTTAACATTGGAGATTCAGCAAGTCAAATAGGTGTTGACTCATTAAAATATCTACAAGATAATGAACTTTTTCAAACATTTGGTTTATTAGTGAAAACTGGAATTGATATAACTAAATGGTCAGAGCTGTATAAAAAGTTTGTTCATCCTGCAGGATTTTATTATAAAGGTCAAGTAGTTTCTGACACAGTAGGTTCTCTTAATATCACGGCGCCTTTAGCACTCGAAGATTCATCACCTGGACCAACACTTGTTTCTGAAGTAACTGCAGCATTTTCATTTCCTTTTGTTCAGACAACAGTGTTGATAGACTCTGGCGGTGGTAACGTCAGATCTAATTTAAACGAATTAGTAGAAGAGTACGAAGACATTACTCTATCACAACTCGATACAACTTATCACACATTACGTCAAATAATAACACCAAACTCATTTACTTTTGATGATAGCTCAATTAGAGACAGTGATGAAAATGCAACACCAGACTTCTCAATGGTATTAGAAACAATGGATAACGAAATATTTACTAGAAGAGTAACTGACTCATCTTTCTAGTATAAATAGACTTATTAGGATTTAAAATGACAAGACAAAATATAAATGTAGGTTCATCAGCAAACGACGGTACAGGAGATACCTTACGCACAGCTGGTACAAAAATTAATCAAAACTTTCAAGAATTGTATACACAACTTGGAGGCGATAGTTCAACGCTAAGTACAAGAGTTATAATAAAAGATTCTGATAACGAAGGCACCATTATATTTGAAGGATCTAGTACAGATTCACATGAAACTAAATTAATCGCTACTGACCCTACAGCAGATAGAACTATCACTTTACCAGATGCTGGTGGCAATGTTGTATTGGATACTGCAACTCAAACATTAACTAATAAGACATTAACAACTCCAACTATAGCATCAATTACAAACGGTGGAACGATTACTATACCAAGTGGAGCTGGTACTATCACAACAATAGCAGCAACACAAACACTAACCAATAAAACTTTGACATCGCCAACTATTAATACACCTGTTATCGGTACGTCTTTAAATGATGCCAATGGAAACGAATTTATAAAATTTACAACTACTAGTAGCGCTGTCAATGAACTAACAATAGCAAACGGTGCTTCAACTACAGGACCAACTCTTTCAGCAACAGGAACAGCAACTAATTTAAATATAATATTAACACCAAAAGGAACTGGTTCTATTGAATTAAATAAAGCAGCTTTTACTTCTTCTACTATAACAGCAGATGGTGCTGCAAGCACTTCGGCTACATTAATCATAGGTAACAAAGGCTCTGCTTTGGCGGTTAGTTTAGCAGATGGAACTACTGTAGGTGAGTATAAGATTTTTACAAATAAAGGTGCAGGCGCTATGACAGTAACACCTTCTAATTTTGCACAAGGTACAGATTTTGCATTAGCGCAAAATGATGGTTGTACTTGTATATGGGACGGATCAAACTGGTTCTTAATAGGAAATCAAGGCGAAGTAACGGTATCATAAGGAATAGAATATGTCAGCAATAATTACAGACCCGTTTAAAAAACTACTAACTCAAAATATCTTTGATGAAGTTACGAACAATACTAATAGGTACTATATAGGAATTGGAAGGTCAGAACCTTGGGACAGCTCAGAAACAGTGCCCACTCCTACAAATAGTACTAGAACTGTTAGAAATTTAAGAGCAGGTTTGCAATCAATAAAATCTGCAAGTGATGTATCATATGTCATACCGAGATATAACTGGTCATCTGGGTCTATATATCAGGCTTATGACGATAATTTTACTGGTATACCAGACACAAATCCTTATGCAGTTATGACAGAAGATAACCAAGTTTATATTGTTTTAAGACAAGCTAAGAATGATGCAGGCACTGCAACAACTTCTACGATAAAGCCAACCGGAACTAGCACAAAACCTTTTAAAACTTCTGATGGATACGTTTGGAAGTTTTTATATTCTTTATCGGCTGGAAGAGCAAGTGCTTTTTTATCAGCAAACTTTTTACCAGTTGAAAAAATTCTAGACTCTGCAAGAGTCAATGAATTTACTGGCACAACTACTTTATCTGTACTTGAAATTCAACAAGCTGAGGTTCAAGATTCTGCAGTTCCTGGACAAATAGTAAATATTAAAGTCACTGATGGTGGAAGTGGATATACTTCTGCTCCAACAATAACTATCAATGGCGATGGTGTAAGAGCTGCAGCTACTGCTACAGTTTCAGGCGGAGCTGTTACAAAAATTGAACTTGATTCAAGCGCTGACAGTGCTATAACTATGGGACAAGGATATAGGTTTGCTAGTGTCGCAATAAACGGCGGTGGAGGAAGCGGTGCAAAAGCAAGACCAATATTAGGTCCTCAAGCTGGATTAGGTGCAGATGCAAGAGATGATCTCAAGTCTAATTCATTAATGTTTAATGCAAAACCAAATGGAATAGAAGATAGTAATTTTATAGTAGGTCAAGATTTCAGACAAGTAGCTTTGATAAGAGATCCAAGACATACTTCAGATAGTGCAAATGATGGTCCTCCTTTTACTACATCAAGCGGTAAAGTTTTAAGATTCTTAAAGCTTACTGCAGCTGCTAATACGGGGTTTTTAGATGCAACAATAACAGGTGGAACATCAGGAGCTAAAGCTTTAGTTGATGAAGTTGATAGCGATAGATTATATTTTCATCAAACAGAAGATACTGGATTTAAACCATTCGCTGAAGGTGAAGCAATAACTGGTGGTGGTACATCAGGAACACTTGTAGCTGAAGGTGTAGATGCTGACAGCGATGCTTTCACTAGAGATGATGTAGATAAACTTTCTGGAAGCATTTTATATATAGAAAACAGAGCACCGGTCACAAGAGCAGCAAATCAACAAGAAGACATTAAAGTTGTAATATCACTGTAAGGAATAAACTATGGCAACTAATTTAACTGAAACCACTTTTCCAAGTACTTATAAAGATGATTTTACTGACAGTGCTGGATTTCATAAGATACTTTTTAACTCAGGAAAAGCGCTTCAAGCTCGTGAGTTAACTCAATTACAAACTATACTTCAAACCCAAATACAAAGATTCGGTGACAATATATTTAAAGAAGGAGCTGTAGTTAAGCCTGGTGGCGCAAGTATAAATCAAAAATATGAGTTTATAAAATTAAACACTTCAGTTAATACTCTTCCAGCAGATGCGTCTTCCCTCGTTGGTACGTCATTCACAGGTCAAACTTCAGGCATCATAGTTAAAGTCTTACAGGTTGTTGCTGCAACTGGATCAGATCCTGATACTCTTTACGTTCAATACACAAATACAAGTTCTGGATCAGCAGGAGCTTCTACAATACGTATGACAGCAGGTGAAGATATAAACAATGGATCGGTTACATTAACAGTTCAAACTACAAACACTGCAACAAATCCTGCAACAGGTGTTGGAATATTAATTACTTTACTATCAGGAATATACTACGCTCGTGGACATTTTGTATTTACTGAAGATCAATCAAAAATTCTTTCTAAGTATACTGATGTAGCTAATACAGATGTAGGTTTTAAAGCGGTTGAATCTATTATATCGTCTATAGATGATGATAGTTTATTTGATAATCAAGGAGCTGTGCCTAATCTCACAGCGCCTGGTGCTGATAGATATAAAATTGAATTAACAATAGCAGAAAAAACAGAAGTTGACTCAGACGAAAATTTTATACACGTTGTGACTGTTAAAGATGGTGTGATATATAGTGCTGTAAGTCAAAATGATGCATATAACGTACCAAACAAAGTTGTTGCTAAAAGAATATTTGAAAACTCCGGTGATTACTTTGTTAAGCCCTTTACTATAAACTTTACTCTTGATTCTGAAAATACACACTTGCAATTAAATGTAAGTCCCGGAACTGCTGTAGTTGACGGCTTTAGAGCTTCAAGAGACTTTCCTACAACTTTAAGAGTGGCAAGATCAACATCAACTACTACTATAGAAAATGATGTTGTTGGTACAGATTTTGGTAACTATGTGTTTGTTGACAATGGAACCTTTGGCGATTCAGCTGCATTTGGCATGCCAAATATTAATGTTTTCGAAAAGTTAGATTTAAAAGACGGTCTTGATTATACAGGTACTACTATTGGTACAGCAAGAGTTAAAGCCATAAACGAAGATGGTATTAAATTAAGATATCATTTGTTCGATGTAAAAATGAACAGCGGTCAAGCTTTTAGAAATGTTAAAAGTATTGGAACTAGTACGTCGAGTTATTTCAGGCCAACGCTAGAAAATGGAAAAGCAGTTTTAAAAGAAACAAACAACAATACTTCTTTATTTAAATTAGGTAGAAATAGGCCTCAATCTTTAACTGATATATCATTTGCTGCACAGAGAAGATTCACTGCAACAGCGAATGGTTCAGGTCAAGCGTCAATATCTCTATCAGCATCAGGCGAAACTTTCACAAATACAGATGATTGGATAGTTGGAACAGATAGTGACGTATATTTAAACGCTAGTATATCAGGTGCTGGTAGCACATCAGCAACTTTAACGGGATTACCAGCGAGTCAAGCAGTTGAGATATTAGGATACGTCAACAAAAGTCAAGCATCAATAAAAACAAAAACTTTAACTCAAAGGGCGATTACTGTAAGTATAGATTCTGATGGAAATGGTCAACAATTCTTACCATTAAATAAGGCAGATATCTTTGATGTTCAAGATGTTCTAAAAGGCGGTGATAGTAATATAAGTTACTTCGATAGATTTAGATTAGATGATGGACAAAGAGACAATCACTATGACTTAGGAAGATTGTTACTTAAGGGTGGGCAATCTGCTCCTTCAGGTAGCGTATTTGTAAACTTTAGACATTTTGAGCATGGTGTTTCTGGAGATTTTTTTGCTGTTAATTCTTACACTGGTCAAGTTACATATGATCAAATTCCTAAGTACAGATTTAGTAATGGTCAAAGAGTAAGATTATACGACTACCTCGATTTTAGATCTGTCATGGATTCTGCCGGTGAATTTAGTAACTCAGGCTTAGGAGCAAGAGTTATTGAATTACCACAACCAACTAATCTTGTAACTGCTGATATAACATACTACCAAGCAAGAGCTGGTAAATTGGTTATTGATAGAGACGGAATTATAAGATTTGTTGTAGGAGCTCCAGCTTTTAATCCAAATACACCGATAAAACCTGATGGCACTCTTGGGCTGTATGATATTAGACTTAATGCAAACACATTGAACGATTCTGATGTCGCGACAAGAAAGATTGAGCACAAACGTTTTACTATGAAAGACATTGGTTTATTAGAAAAAAGAATCGATAAGTTAGAAGAAGTAACCTCTTTAAGTGCATTAGAACTTGATACAAAACACTTTCAGGTATTGGATTCTGCTGGAAATGATAGAACAAAATCTGGATTCTTCGTTGATAATTTTGTTGATCATACATTTTCACAGTTAAGCGGAACTAACTACAGAGCAGCACTTGATCCCATAGAAAATGTTATAAGACCTGCATTTACTGAAGATAATATTAGATTAATTTATGACTCAGCATCTTCTACTAATACTATAAGAAAAGGTGATAACATTTACATCGCTTATGATGAAACACCGTATATTGATCAAGATTTAGCGACAAAGGCGATTGCAATAAATCCATTTTCAGTTGTCATATATGAAGGTGTCACTACATTATCACCGGCGTCAGACGAGTGGAGAGATGTTAATGTTATTGCAGAAAGAACAATACAAGGTGGAACTCGTTTAAGTCCAACTCAAGCTTATAATTGGAATAACTGGTCATGGAACTGGGGCGGAATACCAGCAGAAAACTTAGGAATCGGCTCTCAAACAAATACTCTTAATGGAACTGTAAATAGAGTTGTAAGTGAAGAAACAGTAATAGATCTTCTAGAAGATAGAGTGGTGCAATCTGCATTGATACCTTTTATGAGACCTAGAAAAGTATTTTTTAAAGCTGAAGGTTTAAGACCGAATAGTAGAGTATTTCCATTCTTTGATGGTAATGAAATTTCAGATTTTACAAAGTCAGAAACATTTCAGTTTTATTCTGACTATGATTCAGATTTTGGTAATACCTTAAAAGGAGCAACTGCTCATCCAGATGGAAGCAGCAATTTAACTACAGACGCTAATGGTTCAATCTCTGGTTCTTTTATAATACCTAATAATGATACTCTTAAAATAAGAACAGGTGTAAAAGAATTTAAAATTTTAGATTTAAGTGTCGATAATGAAGCTGAAGCTGCAGTAATAGCAAAAACAAATTATTCAGCTACAGGTTATATTGATAATATTGATAGAACATATTCTTCCACAAGAGTTCTTAATGTTCAAGGTGTAAGATTAAGAGATCAAGCTGTTTATACTGCAGCAGGTGATAATGAAAGCACATATGGTCCAGGAACTACAATATCTGAAGATACTCATCAAGGCGGTGGATCATTTAGTAATGGTCATTCTAATAGTATGACTGGTGGTTTAGATGATGCAAATGCATCTATTGATGTAGGCTTAGACGCATTTGGAGGATCTGGTGATGATAACAGTGGCTCCGGTGATGGTACACACTGCTGTACAGCAGCGCAAAAACGTGGTGATATGACCTTTACCGAAGTTAAAAAGTTAAGAGCTTGGCACAGAAATCAATCAGAGATTTGGCAAGAAGGATATGACATCTGGGGTAAAATTATTGCAGATAATCTAGTTGCTAAGTCAAAATGGCAGTCTGATAGAGTTAGAGACTTTTATAATAATAAAATATATGGAAAGAAATCAATTGGTTCATTATATGCCGACATCGTTATAACACCAATTTCAATGATAATAGGAACATATAAAGTGATTAAAAAGAAATTTGAATTAAAGGACATAAGAAAATGGCAGTAACATCACTAGGTTATCAATTAAATAAACAACCAATTGCGCAGTCGTTTTACATAAGCGCTCAAACTGGAATATACTGCACCAAAGTTGATTTATTTTTTAGCAAAAAAGATGCATCTTTGCCAGTTCAAGTACAAATAAGACCAATGGTTCAAGGGTTTCCGTCAGCAAGCAGAATTATTCCAGGAACCATTAAAATGCTACCAGCTGGAAGTGTTAATGTAGACACTACTGGACCTGAGTTAACACCAACATCTTTTGAATTTGACGAACCAGTCTTTTTAAAAGGCCAAGAAGATTACGCATTAGTTGTGATAGCCGACTCAAAAGACTACGAAATTTATATAGCAGAAATTAATGAATTTCAGTTTGGATCCACTGAAAAGAGAGCAAATAAACAACCAGATTTAGGAAGTTTATTTTATTCACAAAACGGTGTCACATGGACTCCATCACAAAACCAAGACTTAACGTTTACTATTCATCAAGCAAGATTTAAACACACATCTGCAACTGCCATATTACACAACGCATCTGTACCTAAGAAAAAACTATTAAATAATCCTTTTACTGTTTCTTCTGGTGATGCAACAGTAACTACAAGGCATATAGGCCATGGAATGCAAGTAGGTAATGCAATTGATATAAGTGGTGCAACATCTGTTGGTGGTATGGAAGCATCCAGTATTAATGGTAGAAGAGTAATAACAGCTGTCGACTGGACCGGATATACATTTGAAGCAGACAGTTCTGCAGACTCTGATGCTGTAGCTGGTGGAGCAAACGTGCTTACTACAAAAAATATTCCTTATAGTTTAATTTATCCTACAACACAGATGCTAGCACCTACTAACACCTTTGTAGCAGGTTCAATAAAAGCCACTACTGGAAAATCATTTGCTGGTACTGAGACATCATTTCAAAAACAATCAGAATTCCAAACTATAAAATTTAATGAAAACAATCAAGCACTTGAGCCATATGTTGTAGCTTTTGACAGTGCAGAAACTGCAGAGTTAGGCGCTGGTGTTAAGTCTTTCGATATGCAAATAAAGATGAATACTTTAGATTCTGATATATCTCCTATGATAGACTTACAAAGAACTTCAATATCATTAATTGATAATATAATTGATAAACAAGATTCATCTTCATCATCTGGATTTAATGTACCTTTAAACTATGTTGATGAAACTGCAGCTACTGACGGTAGTGCTGCTGCAAAACACTTAACAAAAATAGTAACTCTTGCAGATGATGCAGTAGGATTGAAAATATTATTAACGGCTAATAGACCTAATGGAACAGATTTTCAATTATATTTCAGAACAGCAACGGCCGATGAAGTAATTACTGACAAATCGTTTACTTTACAAGCTTCAGAAACTACACTTCCTACTGATGAATCTATAACAGTTTTTAGAGAGTATAGATACTTAATAGGTGGACAAAATGGAGTTTTACCAGCGTTTACTAAGTTTCAAGTTAAAATTGTGTTTAGAAGCACAAACTCTGCTAGGGTTCCAAGAATTAGAGATTTAAGGATAATCGCACTGAGTGTATAATGAGTTATGTTAAAGTTGAAGGCCACAAAAATTTCGTTAGGGATAGAAGAAGTGGTGCTATTATAAATACTAATAGAGAAGAAATAGAAGCAGCAAAAAAGCGTAAAGCTGAAAAACTGAATAAAGATAAAGAACTTAATGATTTAAAAGATGAAGTAAGTGATATAAAGAAAATGTTAACTAAAATAGTAGAGAAGCTCGATGGCTAAAACAATTATAAACTTATCAGATCCAGTATCAACACTTGTTAGTAAAACTAATACGATATCGGATCATGTTGGAGATATAACTCAGTTAAATGTACCAGCTAGTGCAGATTCTGATTTAGTACAAGCAATAAATCATGTATTCAACAATAGTACAGATTCAGCTGTTATTGTTTCTATTGTAGACTCTGCATACGTACAAGATAGGCAAAGTCCTGCAACTTCAAGAGCTACCGTATTACCATTTTTCATAAAAGATAGCGCAAATGGAATTGGTTTAGATTCTTCTGAAGGTCGATTCTTTATTGCACCAAATACTGTTAATACAAGCATGATAGAAAATTCAGCTATTACAGCAGAGAAACTAGCAGGTGATGCCGTAACCTCATCAAAGATTGCAGATGATCAAATTAATAGTCAGCATTATGTTGATGGTTCAATTGATACTGCACACATTGCTGATGGTCAAGTAACAACATTAAAATTAGCAGACAGCTGTGTCACAGAAGCAAAAATGGCAAATGACGCAGTAGGATCAGCAGAATTAAAATCACTATCAACTTTATTAATTAAAGATGTTAATGGAACAACATTAAAAACTATCCACGGCGCTGGAGCTTAAATTATGGCTGACGTTGTTGTCAAACAAACTACCTCTGGTAGTGTTATTCAAGAAATGAGTACTTCTGATAAAGAATATATAGAACATGTTCTTCTTACAGATTTTAACTCAGCAGATACAGGCGTTGGCACAATAAGCGTAAATCCATCTGATACAACAGGATTAACGTTGATAGGTACATTTGTTGATACGACAAGACCTTCCGCTGTAGGCTCACATCCAGTTAGTTCTACTCCGGTAACAGCAAATACATATAACTTTTATCAAGATTTAGGATCAGCAAGTGAAAGCATAACAGATGCAACAAGACCAGTTGCGCTTGATGGTTCAGCAGATATTCAACGAATGTCTGATACAGAAACAAATAATGATTTTGTTCTTTCTACACAAGAAAATTTAGTAGCAAGTGGAGTAGGTAGTTATGCACTACAACCTGCTGCACCTTCAAGCGGGACATGGATAGAAAAAGCAACTATTACAAATTCATTAGTAAGCGGTTCAAATACCACAAAACTTTGGAGAAAGTCAGCACCTGCATCTACTCCTACAACAGTAAGACCATTAAAATTTGTATCTAGTTCCGGTTCATTAAGAGAAATGACAGATACAGAAATTAAAAAGTTTACACCTAGATTAAGAAATAGAATTGTTGGAAACGGCATTGGCCAATATAAATTACAAGCCACTGCGCCTACTAGTGGCGGCACATGGGTTCAAGTAGGATCCGATATTGTTGATACACGACATCAAGTAGCTAATCAAAATTATACTGGATTTTTTAGTAATACATTTTCAAACACGTTTAGCAACACATTCGCAGGTTTTTTTAGCGCAACTTATAATAGATTTTTTAATGGTCAATTTTACGGAAGTTTTTCAGGTAGTAGAACTAAATTTTTTACAGGATTTTTTACAGGATTTTTTACAGGAACTTTCACAGGATTTTTTACAGGATTAACAGTACAAAGTTCAACTGAAAATGTGACTACATTAAAATTGTGGGTAAGAACAGCTTAATTATTATTGGAGTTTATTATGGAAAGAACTATCAAAAACCCCTATTGGGGAAATAACACTAAGACACAAGTTATATGCGAGTTTCATTACGGCGAAGGCAAACCTATACAAACTGCTGCTATTACAGAAACTGAAGAAGGTAATCCAGATTGGAAAGAAATATTTGAAAAATTTACTATTGAAGAAATAGACGAAATTACAGAAACCTATAAAGCTGAAGAATCTGAAAAACGTAAGAAACAAGTAGAATTTGAAAAAGATGAAATAGAAAGAATGAAAAGTGATGCATTATTTAGTGCAAAACTTGAAGCCTTTGAAATAGAAGAAATTAAAAATTCAAAAAATAGAAAACTTAAATCCCGTATACGAAAAGCCAAAAGCATTATGGAAGTAACAGCATTTACTGCCGCTTTACTTATATCTGAAAATGATGAATAATGGATTTGTTTATGTTGCAAGTAAATTTAAAAAATTTATATCAGCAGCAAGATATTCAGCTAACAGTTTAAGAGATCATTGGCCTTCAGCAAACATAACTTTGTTTACTCATGAAGAATGGTTAAATGAAAGTGACTATTCTTTATTTGATAATATCATAACAAAAGAAATTCCTAATCACAAAAGAGCAAAACTGTGGGCTTTAGATAAAACTCCGTATGATCTAACATGCTATATAGACTGTGATACTTGCATAGAGCACGATGATATTAAATTTATATTTAATCAGCATAATAATGATTCTGATATAACTATAACAAAAACTAGAAGATATGCTGCTGCTATTGATTCTAAGTTTAAAGGTGGTGAACTTACTGATCACTGCGGATTATTCATATATAATAATAAGAAACACACATTAAATTTTATGAAGCAATGGTGGCTTTTATATTGCAAGCAAGATGAAGGCATTTGGAAATGGGACACAAAATTATACCCAGAATATTTAAGACCATGGGATATGTGGACTTATTGGTGGTTACAAAATAAAACAGAACACAAAATAAAGAGATCTTATTTTCCAGATCCTGATGCTAAATGGAATTTTATTTACATTTATAAAAAAGAAGAATTAAAGGGTCATAATAAAGTAATATCACACCAACCTTTACCGAGAGCAAATGATTAATATTAAAATTCAAAATAAAGAAATAATTAATTTATTAAATGATTACTCCACATGGATCGAAAGTTTAGATAAATCAGTATTTAAATTGGAAGGAAAGGCAGACAAAAATGACTATTATACTGAAGAAGAATATTTTAAAACTATAGATCAAGAAAATCATATTGGGTGGCCAGAAGTAAGTTATGGTACAGACATAGCTTATACACACACGACAACATTAAATTTAAGAGAAAGAATAAGACAAGTCGATTCAGACTTTAATGATATATTAAGTGCCAAACATTGTGCTGTTAAAATGTATTATCCTGAAGGAGGATACATGGGGTGGCATAATAATCATAATGCCAGTGGATATAACATACTTTTTTCATATACTAAAAATGGAAATGGATATTTTAGATATAAAGATCCTATAACTTTAAAAACAATAACAATGCATGACACACCTGGGTGGACAGCTAAAGTTGGTTATTATGGAAATTTAAAAGAAAAAGATAAAATATATTGGCATTGTGCCCGAGCTTATGAGCCTAGGTTGACTTTAGGATTTATTATACCTGACAAAAATTTTTGGGAAATGATGATTGAAGATATTCAAGACCAATAGTTTTCAAATCCTTCGTAAGTCCAATCTTCAGTAGGCCCGTTAAAGAGACATATCATTCTTTCAGGTATATGATGTAAATATATTTCTTTGAAATCTTTCATTCTTACTCTTGTTTCAATATTTTTAAAAAGATTCACATCGTACAATTTAGCATGCGTATAATCTTCTTCTTTTTCTCCATTCATTCTAGAATAGAATAATCCTTCTGGAAAATAATTTAATTCAAATTTTTCATGAAATAAAAATCTGTCTATTCCTTTGTATTGAACCATGAAATAATCAGCGTTTTCATAAAAATGTTTCCATATTTTAGTAAGACTATTAGATTTCCAAAGTAACACACTGGAATTAACGTTCATGTCCCATCTATCTTTTTCACGGCGCGAACTTCCATCTGTAACAATGTTTCCTTTCCAATGGCATTTTATCATAGTTAAATTGTCAGATAAATAGTCTAATAGAGTATCAATGGGATTTTGTATTACGATATCTAAGTCAAAGTAAAGACAAGGACCAGTTGGTACAAAATTATTTTGAAACATAGCCAATTTATTCCAATAAGTTTCTAAATAATTTGATTTTATTTTAATAATGTTGGCATCCACATTAGTAGGATCGTCAGTATAACAATAGAAAGTGAACGGTATATTCAAATATTTTTTAACCATAGTATGAAGTCTATTGACATTCTCATAACTATACTTATCACCCCATTTCACACAAATTACATTTATCATAGAGGTATTTATGCACTTTTTTATAGACACTAAAACACAAAGAGCTATTAAAAAACATCCTCATTTAGCAAAAGATATAGTTCAGTCTTACGATGAAAAGCAAATAAAATGTAAATCTTGGTTAGCAGCTGAATTAGAGAAGATTAACATTTTACCAGAAAAAATTTATGTTGCTGGTAGTTGGTTTGGTAATATTATAGTTCCAAGACTTTTAAAGATATATCCAAAAGTGCAAAGAATACTGTTGCATGACATAGATGCTGAGGTTGTAAATATAGCTAGGAATATATTTTTTAATGACATAGAAAAAGTTAAAGTCGACGAGATAAACTGTAATAATTTTTTATATGATGGTATGGTGATAAATACGTCTTGCGAACATATGAAACCTCTTAAGATAGAGAAAGGAACAACAGTTGTTCTTCAAAGTAATAACTATAGAGAAATTAAAGATCACGTTAATTGTGTTGATAGCTGTGATGAATTAGCAGAGCAATATGGTGTAATTGATGAATATTATAGTGGAGAACTTAATTTCGAAAAATATACAAGATATATGATAATAGGAAAGGTGTGATGGAAGAATACGAAAAATATTTACATAAAAGATTAATCGAGCTTAATTATAAAAACGCAGTATTAAACTTATCAGGCGGTACAGATTCAACTTTAGTTTTTTATTTAATATGCGAATATGTAATTGAAAACAATATACAAGAATTTCAAATAACACCTGTTCACGGTTGGGATATGAGAAGAGTGAACGCTTATTCGCCCGATGCGGCTAAAAAAGTATATTCATATATAAAAAATAAATTCCCTACTGTAAAAATAAACGATCTCTATTTATTTGCATACAATAAGCTTGCTGGAGAAGACAAACCTAAATATCATCGTCCTGTGTACGCGCTTTTAAGGAAAGAAGGTATGTGTGACAATGATATGGTATTTTCAGGAAGTACTCTATCACCACAAGATCAATCATTTAAATACAAAGATCCCGGAAGCTCTAATCGTAATGTAGGTGAAAAAAATGATAAAGGTATTAAGTATGAAGACTCTAATATAATAAGCTCTTATGATAAAAGATGGGTGAGACTCATGTATGAAGAAAAAGGTTTAAAAGAAATATTTCAACATACTGTATCTTGTATTGGTGATGAACCAAATGGACCGTGTAAAAGTTGTTGGTGGTGCCATGAAAAATATTGGGCATTTGGACATTATGACGGTGAATCCTTATGAACATACTAACTTTAAAAGTTGGAACTAAGTATAACTATCGATATGTAAATAATTTATATGAAGGATTGAAAGCGAATAGTACAATTGATTTTAATTTTTATTGTTACACTGATGATGATAAAAATTTAAATGAAAATATAATTATTGTTCCTATTGTTGATGTAGAAAAATATAAGTTACAGTGGCATAAATTAGAATTTCATAATAGCGGATTTGGAAATATTGAAAATGGTGAAACATGTTTGATTTTAGATATTGATTGGATTATTATTAATGATATGAATGATATCCTCAATCATAAATTATCTATGAAACAATTTGGTTGTTTCGAAAGATGGTGGTCTAATAGAAGAAATTTTTGTAAAATTAACGGTGGATTTCAAATGTATAATATGGGAGATACTCAGCATTTATACGATATATTTACAGAAAAGCCAGACTATTGGCAGGAATATTTTATTAATAACGGACAAGCTGAAGGTCCAGTTAATGGAGAACAAAATTTTATTGATATGCATATTGATAATAATAGGCATTGGTTTCCAATGAAATGGTTTGCAAAATACTCGCCTGATGAATATAGAAAAATACAAAGTAATTGGCATAATGAAATTAATAATGAAGATCCATATTATATAGACAATGAATTTTCAGATTCAATTAAAATGATACATTTTTCAAACTCAAATAATATGATAGAAAATTATAAAGATTCATGGATAAAAAAGTATTGGATGTAAATTTATTTTTGTATAAATAGATTAAACGGCAGGGGCGCGCGCGTCCGACAAAGAAATCAACTGGAGTATTTCATGGCCCAATACGAAGAATTTACCATCGATCAAGGTGCTGACGTAGCATTTGAACTTCATCTCACAGATAATACTGGAGCGGCAAAGAATCTAACAGATTATTCTGTAGCTGCAAAGATGAAAAAGAATTACAATAGCGATAGCGCTGATACGCATGACTTTACTACGCTCATAGCAAGTCCCGCAACCGATGGAGTCGTAACAATATCATTAAATAATACTCAAACCGATGCTCTTAAAGCAGGAAGATACGTTTATGACGTAGAAATTTCTTTTGTCGATAGTGATGCAAATACTGTTGTCGAAAGAATTTTAGAAGGAAGAATTCAAGTAACTCCATCGGTGACAAAATGAGTATTATAAATGGCCACAGATAAAATCCTAGTAAAGGTCGCTAAGAACGCCGAATTAAAGGTTTCTGAAGCACAAACCATTGTCAAAAAGATTGTAACGGGAACACCGGTACGTCGTGTTAGTAGCGCCACAGGATTTAATGCTGGAACTCTTGGTGGTGAATCTGGCGGTTACTATTTAGATTATAATAATTTTACAAACATTCCAAATATACTTGATTCTGGAGACGTATTAGCTCTTGTAGAAACTCAAGATTTAGAAAATATTATAGATAGCGGATCGGGTGTATCAATACTCGGGCCAGTTAAAGTAACTGATAGTATTATACCAGATTCAGATGGCACAATAGATCTTGGATCAAATGAATATAGATTTAGACATGGTTATTTTTCTGGAGGTACGCTATTTGTAGGTGCACTTGCTATAACAGATTCTGCTGGCAAATTAACAATTAGTTCAGTTGATAATGACGGAAATATTATTTCTGGAACTCAAAAAGAAATTTCAACAGATATAGATTCAGCTGAAATTATATCTATTACTCAACCTAAAATTGATTCTGCCATTAATGCTTTAATTGATGCTGCACCTGAACAACTTAATACTTTAAACGAATTAGCCGCAGCATTGAATGACGATAGTAATGCATTTTCAACACTAACAGATCTTGCCAACTCTAAACTAGATTCTGCCGAAGCAATACAACTTATTGATTCTGCTTACGTTCAAGCACGTGTAGCTGATGCCAATATTGGTGCACCTACAGATGGTTCTTATGGAGACGGCTTTCTTTCCTTAAATAATACGACTACGATTGCAGATGGTATTGATCAATTAAATGAAGCTATTAAAAATATCGCACAAGACAATTTTGTACAAAGTGTAAGCTTTACTGGTTCACCTTTAGCTGGCGGAGAAGGAACTACTGTAACTTTAACTTTAACAACAGTTGGTAATCCTAATCGTTATGATGTATATTGGGGCGATGGCAGTGTAGACAGCGCAACAACAGATACCACTCCATCTCATACTTATACATCAAATACTGGATCACCGTACACTGTACAGGTAAGAGCTTTTAATACTCAAGCTGCTGGAAGCGGTAGTGAAGCTTCTCAAACTAGAGACGATTATATTATTATTTACACAGCCGATCCAGCTGTAGCATTTGCTTTATATAGAGATTCTAGTGGTGGTACCGCATTAAGTGGTAATAATCTATATGTCGTAGAAGGAAATAGTTTATATCTTAAAAATAATACCACTAATACAACAATGGCAGACGTGTCATATACGATGAATTGGGGAGATGGTTCTACAAACGATGATATTGATAGTGATAGTGCTGCTGGTGGAGTATTAGGAAGCAGATTAAGCCACACATGGGCAGACGGAACAACTACTGGCACAGGCCGTGATACATTGACGCTTACGCTAGATAGTCATTCAACTGCAGACCCTTCAGTTATTCCAACTAACGGCACATTAAGTTTAAAAGTGTATGATCCAGATATTGCTGCACCGAATCTTTTAAGTACTAAAACTATATCACTTGGATTTTCTTCATCAGGCACAAGTCCTAAACTTACTTCAGGCTTTACAGATAACGTATCTGGAGGTTCAAGTTTATCTGCTGGAGATACTGTAACTAGGACAACGTCATCTTCAACATTATCTACAAACACGTTATCAACCTTTGCTTATAATGCAGATTCTGGTACATTATCCGCAATTATTAATGGTTCAACTGATGGCTCTATTAGTCTCACTAGTGCTGATAACACTGGATCAAATAGTGCTATCCAAATAACGGATGAGCAAGACTATAATCTTCTTAACGCTTCTGGATCAACCATTTCGTTTAATAATTCAATTTATCACCCTGATTTGTATAAAGGCTATAAAGCAAAAATAAACAAAGCTGCTTCAGTTGGAGTAAACAGTTGGAAAATGGATCATAGTGGAAGTGCAACAAATACATTAGAATTTGTAAGAGACGATATAACTTCAACTCCATCCATTTCTGCCACAGGTACATTGGCACAAAATGCTGCAGGCACTTTTAGATATGTTTCTGGAATTCCTTATTACAATTCAGGTTCACCGTCGTTAACTCTATCAGGTACACAAATAAGCAACTTAACTGGACAAACATATAGTGATGTAAGTAATGTGGTTGAGGTATTATCCGGCACAAATTATGAAAGTACAACTAGCTCAGCAATTTCAACTCAAAGTTATACATATGCAAATATTGACGGTGCGTCAACAATGTTATCTGGTGGAATACCGACTACAGACGTTGGGGTTAGTTCAGCATATGCCATCGGAAATTTAACAGTACCTATTACAACATCAAGCGTAAGAACAGTTGAAGCATTAAGTGTTAGAGCAAGAAACACTAATGGTGTAGGTTCTTCTGGTAACTTAACAGAAAAAATTCAAGTGCACACAGCTTCACAATCTGGAATTAGTGAAATTGCAATTGCAGTAGCAGATGCTTTAGGTGGAACATATGATGATGATGGAGTTAGAATTTTTGATTTTAACGGTGATTCAGCCGATACTCCTTCATATACAAGTTCTACAAATTTTTATACAAATAGTCTTTATTCAGAATCTGCAGACCCAGGAGTTGCTGGAACAAAAGAAGCCACAGTTAGACTTGGTATACTAAAACACGATGTAACAAATTATAGCAGTGGATTTTTACCAGCTGGACCAAACAGAAGCGGTGATACCGGTACACAATATTTTACATTTGCTTTTAGAAGAACAGCAGTATCAAATTTCAACATCAATATTACATCTTCCGGAATTGCAGGACTCTTTATTGCGGCACCTGGCACAACTATTGACGATACATCAACATCAAACGGTTGGTTAGATTGTAGTACACAATACGCAGGTGCTGGTGTCCCAGGAGCCGATACCGGAAATGGTGGTAATGGTTCAAACGGATGTGCATCGACAGGAAGCGATATTGTTGCATCTAACACATCTCTCAGTGGTTCTTTTACAATGACTCTTGGAACTGAAAGTTTAACAAATGCTACTAATAACGTAGCTTTAGTTAGAATTGCTTTATCTTCAGGGCAAAGCATAACTAGCTTGAGTATTACATAGGAGAATGTAGTGGCTATTACTGATACTCAAAAAGTTGATTATCTTTTTAAGAAAGTTGGATTTGGCGCAACTAAAACAGATGTTAATTCTGTAAAAGGTGCAACAAACGAAGCTATTGCTAGTCCTCTTCTACTAAGAGGTGACAAGATATGGAGTCAAGCTGGATCTATTCCTTCAACAAAACCTGGATCAAGTTCAGGTGTTGTTACCATTTATACAAATTTAGAAACAACAGAAGACACTACAGCTACGGCAAATAGAACATGGAAAACTGGACATACAGATTGGATTCCACCTGAATTTGGATCAACATATCAGCTTGTTGTGTATGCAGATACAACTGGTGCTTCAGATCCAACTAGCACAGGAACACAATTGTTTGCTGCCGGTAGTGGTAACAATGATGAATGGTTTTTTGATTATCAATCTGGTGTTTTACATTTTATTGGAACAAATTTACCTTCAGCAATGGACGGATCAAATGTTATATTTGTGACTGGTGCCAAGTACACTGGCTCTATAGGAAGCAGCAGAGCTGATAATATAGACAATGCAGTTAATAATGATTTGGATTCAGCTGGCACAGGACAAATAGTTGATACTTTTCAAGCTTCGGAATTTAGAACATGTAAGTATATAGTTCAGTTAGAGCATGATTCAGATAGTAAGTATCATTCTACTGAAATTCTTTTAACACATAATGGAACTAATGTATTTTTAACAGAATACGCAGAAGTTAAAACTGATTCATCACTAGGTACATTTGATGCTTCAATTGTAAGCGGTGATGTAAAATTTACATTATCGCCATCATACACTAATACGAGTATTAAAGCAAAAAGGATCAGTGTAGATGCGTAATGTTATAAATAGTATTAATAATTTTACTGTAGGAATAGATCATGGCTGTTAAACAAAATTTTGTAGTTAAGTCTGGTCTTGAAGTAGCAGATTCCGCAACAGTCGGAGGAGTTTTCAAGGCTTCAGGCTTGCAATATCCTACAGCAGACGGAAATAACAACGAGGTTATTAAAACAAATGGTAGTGGCTCTTTGAGTTTTGGAACTTTGAGAATTCGTGATTTAAGTGATGTAGATTTAAGCACCCTTCAAGAAGAAGGACTTTTGATTTTTGATTCAGCTACTAACACATTCCAAGCTCGAAATGAAATAGTGGGTGCGGATATTACTTCAGACGGGGGCTTTTACTAATGGCAGCAATAATTAAGATCAAAAGATCGGGAACCGGAGGTGCTCCTAGTAGTTTAAAACTAGGTGAATTAGCGTACTCCTATCTCGCAGGCACGGAAGGAAACGGCGGTGATCGATTATATATCGGTACCGGTGGCGTAGATTCGGCAGGTAATGCCAATGAAATCGAAGTCGTCGGTGGTGTCTATTTTACCGATAAATTAGATCATACACCTGGAACACTCACAGCATCAAGTGCAATCATAGTTGATGCATCAAGTAAAATTGATGTATTAAATGTTGATAACGTTACTATAGACGGTAATACGATATCGACTACTAACTCCAATGGTTCTCTTACTATCTCGCCTAATGGCACAGGAGTAGTAAATGTTCCAGCAGGCTATAAAGATCGATCTGGATTTGGTACTAACTCTCTTGCTACAAAAGAATATGTTGATGGTGTTGCAGGTGCTACAACACTCACATTTACAACTGATTCTGCCGGAACAGATACTATTGACCTAGATACTGATACTTTATCAATATTAGGTGGTGCGCCTATTAGTACCACAAGAACTGCTGATAATGCGCTTACTATCACTTTAGACAATACTGCAGTTACTGCTGGTTCATATGGTTCAGTTTCCCAAATACCAACTTTTACTGTTGATGCTCAAGGACGTTTAACAGCTGCCGCTAACGTTAACATCTCAACTACTCTTTCAGTAGCAGGTGACACAGGAACAGATACAGTTAACCTCCTAGATTCTGATCTTACGTTCACTGGTGGAGAAGGTATTAACACAGCAGTAACTAATAATGTAGTTACAATTGAAGCTGAAGAAGCTACAGATACTAATAAAGGTGTTGCATCATTTGCTTCTGCGGATTTTACTGTAACATCCGGCGCTGTAACAATTGCAACGGGTGGTGTTTCAAACACACAGTTAGAAGGATCAATTGCAAATAGTAAATTAGCTAATAGCACAATTTCAGTTACTGACGGATCAACATCATCAGACATCTCTCTTGGTGGAACATTAACATTTACTTCAGGCGAAGGAATTGACGCTACGCAATCTGGTGGAACTGTTACTATCGCAGGTGAAGACGCTACAACAAGTAATAAAGGTATCGCATCATTTAGTAGCGATAACTTTTCAGTTAGTTCTGGTGCAGTTACTATTAAAAATGGTGGTGTTAATGCTGATGAATTAGCAGGTACTCTTGATCTTTCTGGTAAAACTGTAACACTTGCAACAGGCGAGATCAGCAATTCAGAACTTGCAAATTCTTCAATAACAATTAATGGAACAGCAATATCTCTTGGTGGTAGCGGTTCAATTGATACCGATGATATTACTGAAGGTTCTACAAATCTTTATTACACTACTGCTCGAGCAGATAGTGATGCAAAGAATGCTATATCTTTAACATTTACTGGTGGTGATGGCGCAGCATCATATACAGCATCAACTGGTGTTATTTCAATCACCGGTCCAAGTGCAGCCGAAACAAGAGCTCACTTTTCAGGCGGAACTGGCGTAACAATAACAAACGGCGAAGTTGCTATAGGTCAAGCGGTTGCAACTACTTCAGACGTTACATTTAATGATCTTCAAGTTGATGGAAACGCTATTATTGATGGTGACCTTACAGTTCATGGTACAACAACCACAATTAACTCAGCTACAGTAACAACTAACGATCCTTTATTTAATTTAGCAGATTCAAATACTACAGCTGATGCATTAGATATTGGTTTTATTGGTAAGTATTATGATACTGCACAAACACGTATAGAACGCACTGGTCTTTTTAGAGATGCGTCAGATGGTCAATATAAACTTTTCACAGGTTTATATAACGATAGTGGAACACTTGATAGTGCTACAAACGTAGTTGATATCAGTGGAACAGGGTTTACATACGCTGATTTAAGAGTCGGTACTCTTACCGGTAACGTATCAGGTAATATAACTGGTACAGTAAGTGATATATCAAATCATTCAACGAGTGATCTTAGTGAAGGAACAAATCTTTACTATACAACTGCAAGAGTTGATTCAGATTTAGGACAAATACTTACAGCAGGTGAAGGTATTGATATCACTGAAGGCGCTGGTATTATTACAGTTGCTGCTGAAGATGCTACAGCATCTAATAAAGGTGTCGCATCATTCAGTTCAACAAACTTTACGGTATCATCTGGTGCAGTTTCTACAAACGACATTACTCTTGCTGGCGGATCTGGTAGCGCGGCCGCTACTCTCGGCGAAACACTTACAATCACTGGTGCCAGTGCACAAGGTATTTCAACAAGTGCAACCGGCACAACAGTAACAATTACTGCTGCTAATGCAGTTGCTGATGGATCAACAAAAGGTGTTGCAACATTTAATTCAACACACTTCTCAGATGCTTCTGGCGCAATTTCAGCAAATGATATTACTCTTTATAGTGGTGATGATGTAAATGGCCAAGGAACAGGAATTGCTGCAACTATCGGTGAATCTTTTAATATCTATGGTGATTTTGACCAAGGTATTCAAACAACTATTGCAAGTGGTAATCTTGTAGTAACTGGTAGAAATGCCACTGTAACTACAAAGGGTGTGGCATCATTTGATTCAGACCAATTTACAGTAACAGCAGGAGCGGTAACAGTTACAACCCTTGACGGTGGAACTTATTAATAAATAGTCAAGAGTTTTTTAACTCTTGACTTAAAACAAAACCTTTTTTAAGGAATCGGAATGTCTACTAGCATTAAGCTAAAAAAGTCCAGTATTGCTGGACGTATACCAGCTACAAATGATCTTGATTATGGCGAATTAGCCATTAACTATGCAGATGGTATATTATATTTCAAAAATTCTAGTAATCAAATTGGCAGCATCAATGCTCGAGCAATAGGTGTTGATTCCACTGCAACCTTTTCCATTATCGATTCCGCATATATTGAAGCCAGAGTTGGTAGCACATCAAATATTACAGAAGGCACCAATCTTTATTACACTTCAGCACGCGCTGACAGTGACGCTAAAAATGCAATAAGTGTTACTGATACTGGTGGTGATGGATCATTAACTTATAATTCAACAACTGGTGTACTAACGTATACTGGTCCAAGTGCGTCTGAAGTAAGATCACACTTTTCTGCAGGTGGTGATTTAACATATGATTCTAATACTGGTCAATTTAGTTTTGATGTAGAATCAGTATACACTGCAGATAATTTTGATAGTGATTATATATTAGCAAAAGATTCTGCAAATACGGCAGTTGAAAGAAATAAACATGATGCAACTACTAAAAACTTTTCTGTAACAGTTGCTTCAAAAACAGCTGATCATGTTTACAATGGTTCGGGTAGCGGAAGCGGTTATGTTATTGATGGAACTCAATCTCCAATAGTACAACTACAAATAGGAAGAACATATCGTTTTACTCTTAGTTCAAGTGATATGTCTAGTCACCCATTTAGATTCTATTATGACGCAGCAAGAAATACACAATATACCACTAATGTAACAACTACATCTACATACGCTGAAATTGAAATAACAGAATCTACACCACCAGTATTACATTATCAGTGTTCAGCTCATGGGTATATGGGGCATGCTCTTGTAATTGGTACACGTAACTTAACTGGATTTACAACTTCAGATTTAACTGAAGGTAGTAATCAATACTATACCGAAGCAAGAATAGTGAGTCAAGTTGATTCAGCATATGTTCAAGCTAGACAAACAACTACAACTATAACTGATTCAAATGCCGTTGTTGACATTGTAGATTCGGCTTATGTACAAGCAAGGCAGGTTGATCTTCAAAGAGATTCAGCTTTCGTTACTAATATAGTAGGTTCTTCATATATACAAAATCGTCAAATAAAATATACAAATGCAGACTTTGCTGATTCTGCCTTTGTTACAACACAAATTAACAATCTTATTGATGGTGCACCTGGCACGTTAGATACTCTTAATGAAATAGCGGCTGCATTAAATGATGATGATTCTGCTTACAATACTTTAATTGGACTTATAAACGCAAAATCAGATTTGGATTCTACAGATGCAATTGCTTTAATTGATTCTGCTTATGTGCAAGCAAGAACAGTGGCAGGTACTGATTCGTCAGCCACGCAAGCGATGATAGATTCATCAATATCTTTTCAGGTTGACTC